CAGCGTACTTGAATCCATGCTTTTTACACCACATAGCATAAGTAGTCCTGGACTTCTTAGAAATTTTTGTATTCGAATTACTAAAGACAAACCTTAAATCAAGGTCAGGGTATTGCTTATGTAACAGAATATGTTTCTGTTTGTCAGCCGTTAGAAAACGTCCTTTACTTTCGATATACATTGGCGTACCAACCTTTTTATATAAAATAAAATCAGGCGTGTACTTGTGAACCTTTTCAGGTTTAATATACGGTATCTTTTCTGCTTCATATCCAAAATCAATTTTACTCGCTTTCAATTGTTGAACAATCTGCTCTTCTAATCCTGAACGGTAATTAGAAGTCGTCTTCGGTGGAAACTTGTGTCTTCGTTTCATCTTTAAACTCCTCAGATTTTGTTTCAGTCGTGTGGACGTAGCCGTCTTCCTTCTTGAAACCGTAACCTTCAGAATTACTGCCACCTTCAACTAGTTCGATAACTTGAGCAGCTCTAAGTCTCATGCTTATTCCTGCACCTACCATTTGAGTGTAGTACGGAATTAATTCAGCACTCACTTTAATTTGACTACCACCCCATACATTTACATTCTGCATAGGTTTTCCTTGAGCGTCAAATATAGCAGGTTTGTTATCAAACGTGTCACCATTTTTAGTAGTGACTTTAGCTTTACATTTGAATTTGAAAATAACATTACCTGTTGGGTTACCTTTATCATCAACTTCATCAAAGTAAGGCTTGTCTGCTTCTTTAACTTTCTTACCCTTAGCTTTCTCTTTTGCAAGAGTAATGCTATCAGCATAAGCTTTGTCTATTGATTGAGCAATAGGCTGAGCTTCACTTTTGCCTAGAATAAGATTTGTCTTAAACTCACCAATCTCAGAAAACTTAGTATCAGCAGTTGTTAGCCACGGATATTGAGCAATTCCTTTTGGTGTAGTTATTTTTACATTATTATTCTTCATCTTTATTTTCCTCGTTATTGTTTGAGTCTTCAATTATATACCCCTTTTCCACATATCTTACTGCTTGGTCTAGAGGTACGAACCGACAATGTTCAAACCATTCGTCATTATTCATAGTTTTACTCCTTTGGTTCTAATAGGGGTACTATTAGGCGAAAAAGAACTCGCTGTGCATAACTTCGTTTATATCAAAGTCACCTTTTTCAGGCACAGTTGGTAATTTTTCGATTTGTTGTTTTGTTAGTATAGGTTGTATTGATGTTTTAAAACTTTCTAACGGACAATCAGTAGAGTACATTTCTACAAACGTTTCTCTAATTGTGTCAGCTAAAATTTGACTGTCTGCTGCTGTCGTCCCAAAACTATCATGTACATTACAAAAATGTGAAACCCCTTTATCATACGCTTTACAAACTACTAACATCATGTGAGCAGAATCTTGCGAATGAATAAAATTTGGGGGTAGCCCATTACTTGCTTTTAAAACAGAAAACTTTTCTGTCTCTACATTAATTCTAGGTTTGATAACTTCACCAAACAATCTAGTCTTAACTCTCATAGATTTAAATTCAGGATAATCTTGAATGACCGGAAATCCTACAGGATTGTTCCAACGAATAGCGTGTCCACTTTTCGATAAAACTTTTGCACATTGCTGTAAGAAAGACATTCCTAATCTAGCTGAAGATAAAACTTCACCCATACTGTCCCAAATTACTCCTGCTAAAAAAGTACAAGCAGGAAAAGCTAAACTTCCAAAAGGGTGCATTTCCCCTTGGTCTTTTCGTTTAACTAAATCTTCATCAACAAAGTCACTACAAGAATATCTTGTAGAACCATAAGGACTAGTCATAATAGCCCTCTTTACTGTTGACCTTTTGACACCAAACTGTAACCAAAGTTTAGCTAACTCACTTTCAGTATTCGCTTTTAAGTTTTCTATAACTTTGTTTTTGACAACTGTATAAACATCTTCAGGTTTATCTGAGTGTGCTAAGTTTACAGCTTTTGCAGATGGTGTATGTTTTAGTATTCCTGAGTAATGCTGTATTCCATTACAAGAACCGTCTTGATTACAAATAAAACTACTTATATATCCGTAACCTACATTCTTAAATGAAACCCACTCTTTGCACCACGCAAGAAATTGAAAAGGCTTATCAGCTTTTTCCCATTCTCTATTTGTAAATGGGTCTTCCTGGATTTTATTAAATAAATCGAAATTGCTTTCAATAAATTCTACTTGTTCTTTTCTTGTTACTTTATCTAATCCATAAAGAGCTGCACCTGTTACAGCTAACCAATAATCGCCTTTATTCTCTTCAGTTATCTTTTTACCTGTCCCAAATAAATGCAAGGCTTTCGCAAAGTCAACGCCTTGTCCATTTAAATAGTTAGTCACTTGATAACATCTAGACCTAAAGTCTAAAGTGTGAGCGTGATAGAACGGTCTATCTCTAAACATTTTTGCAATCCAAACTACTTTTGCAAACAATAATCTTTTAGATTTTTGTCTAGCATTTTCAGTATGAACCAAAACTGCTTTTTGTCTGTACGCTCTACGAGCTTCGCTATTAGTATCTATGTCGTGAGGTTTTACAGGCAACTCTTCAAGTTCTGCTTTTGGCAATCCACCAATACTAATGTTTTTACTCCACGCCTTATCTAAGACATCAAGAATAAATTCATTTATTTTATATGGTGTATCTTGTTGAGCGTTGACAGCTTTATATACTAAAGGCATTTCAACATTCTCAAGTTGCTGTAAGTTTTCTCTCTTACGATACTTAACTAAGCTTAAAGGTTTGATATGTCTCGAATAATATCCACCACCAATTGCTTTTCCTTGTTCCCACCTTCGAGGTGGTACTATAGTCGGAAAATATTCAGGTGCTAATACTTCAAGAAAATCATTCCTGTTATTAATCCACTCCAAAGTTTTTGCAGTAGGGATTAATTTCTTTTCTCTTCTTTTATGAGTAAAGACTGTTTGAACATCACAAAGTCCTGTTGTTGTACACATAAGTTCAATTAACTTATATCCAACGTGAACCTTTTCACTTCTAGTCCAAACTTGCCATTCCAAACTATTCTTTTGGGCTGACTCTCTTAACTTTCGTCTTTTATATTGATAGCCAAAAGACCTCTTGTCCAGGTCAGCTTTAACTATCCCATAATGTTCAGGTCGCCCCTCTTCAAAAGACCTTAATGCTATTTCATCTTCAATTTTACTAGCAACATTAATAGCTGCACTAGTTAACTTCCTGGAAATTGTAATTGAATTGATAATAGACTTAGCAGTAATCAATGACGCAATGTCAGGTTCAAGATTTGCTAATAGTCTTCTTGCAATAGGCTGAACGCCTTTCTCACCCTTACCCTCTTCAGTATACTTTTGTATACCGTCAGCTAAAGGTCTTATAGAATTGGCTAATAAAGTCTTACCGTAATTCGTAAAGCTTTCTTCGCCCCTTTGTTTATGGTCGGTCAATCGCTTTCTAAAACGACTGATACCTCTCTCACGCATATCTCTTTCAAGGTCGAGTTGTTCTCTCAATCTCACAAAAGGTATAGTGATAGAGTTCTTTGAGTTTATCATGGGTTACTCCTTGGTTATACTTAGAGGGACTTTTAGCCCCCTTGGTTCTAATAGGGGTACTAATTAATCGCCCCTTTATTTGAGCTTCATTTCGCCCCTCGAAATCGCCCCTCTATAAATAGCTTAAAATGGGAAAATCCAGGAATTGGCTGTCTGAAGCTCAGATTTGTTAAAAATTCGTTCCATATCTTAACGCACAGAGCCTTTTAGAGGGTAGCCCTTACCTTGACTACCCCCTAATTTTGGTCTTATCTATAATCGTGCTGTTTCATAGTTATATTGAATGAGACCTCACAGCCACATTCATAAGCGTCTTCAATGCTCTCTAAAATAGGAATTAATTTTTTAATACTTAATCCCTCTGTTGAAGTTTTTTCAACTAGAGTAGCATTTTGTTTTACTACTTTGCCATTGTTATATTTTTTGCCAATGACTTTTATTGTATGGTTATCTATATACATTTAGACTCCTTTCTTTTTTTCATCTAAATAAACAACAAAGCTATCAGCTTGGTCGCTTGGTAACGAATGAGCATAAGAACCATTTCCTCGTCCTCTTGCCCTATAACCGTAAACATCTCTATTCAAATATTTATCAATAAGTGAAATAAAGAGTTTACCTTCTTCATTGTTTGGTACACCAAAAAAGTGATACCAACCACCACCAACAGGATTGTTTTTTATTCGCTGTTGGTATTCATTAAGACCCACAACATTTTGTTGAGTCTTTTTTATCTTACCCACATTCAAAACTAACTCTAATTGCTTTTCAGTTATTTTTTGAATATCACGGTTAAGATTGTGAACATCATTTTTGATTTTATCAATAGTGTCCATTATTTACTCCTTTCGTTTCTGTGTACTCCTCAGTATTATTTAACGCAAGACATAAACTTTCCATATCATTTGCATTAAAATTTATTTGTTGGATTACTTGGTCTTCACTAACAGTAGGCATTTCATTTTCCAAATGCTCTTTTATATGTCCATAAACAATCTTTTCTTCGCCTGTTGATGAATTATATTCTGTCAGTTTATATATTACTCTTTCTGCCATAATATTTTACTCCTTTATTATGTTTTTTAATATATGACCAATTACATCAACAGTCCACCCATTACCAATCATTTTGTATCTTTGAGTATTTGATACGCCTTGAGTGTAATTGTCAGGAACAGTTTGCAATCGTTCACATTCTAGAGGTGTTAACTTTCGCCAAAAATTCTTTTCGCCTATTTTTGGTTCAGTATTACCACCACCATGAGCATTGAGAGTTGGTGCTTTACCCTCACTTGAATAGACACGTTTTAATAAATCATGTCCGTTCAAATCAGCGACACCGATTTGTTGTAAACCATATTTAGAAATTGGTTTTTCAATCCTAACCATTGTACGCTGTTTTCTTTGTATGCTGTTCCACCAAACAGCACCTTGATAACGAGCCGTTAAGCAATAAGCTTTTCCGTCCTTCGTCATCTTATCAGACGCTAAACCATTTTCTAAAATGTCCTTTAATAAAATATTTTTATCATCAGGCATTTCAAAAGGTATATTCGTCCAATATAGTCTTTTTCTATGCTGAGCCGAAACTAAAGAAGAATTAATCTCAATAGGTTCAACTCCCAAATATTGACTAATGACTTGTTGACTTGCTTTAGCCATTACAACATTTTCTAAAAGAAAATATTTTGGTTTGCACTCTTTTAATATTCGTACAAACTCAAAAAATAATTTACTTCTAGGGTCATCAAAGTTTAATTGCTTACCTGCAAAACTAAAACCTTGACAAGGCGAACCACCAACCAACAAATCTATTTCTAAATTTGTTGCGTCAACAGTAGTCACATCACCCAAATGAATTGTATTTGGGAAATTCTTTTTAGCAATCTGAATTGCATACTTGTCAATTTCAGACGCATAATATTTAGTGACATTCGCCCCTACTTTTTGTAACGCTAATTGTCCACAACTCATACCGTCAAATAATGATAGAACTTTCATATTCGCCCCTTTATTATTATAGGTTAATATAAACAATCGCCCCTCTATAATTAAGGCAAAGGGCGAAATAACTCGCCCCTCGCCCCACTTCTAGAGGTTAAATTATAAAATGAGCGTTGTTAAGT